CCGGGGATCCTCGCGGGAACTGGTTGCCACGGGCACGGTTCACTTCCGGCACCCGGTCATGCGCGAGAACGTCACCGCGTACAAGCTGCTCGACGATGCGTGGGTCCGGGTGCCGGACGTGGCGCAGCGCTACGGGCTGGACCCGCTGGCGCTGGCTGGCGCCCTGAACGAGTACGTCACCGCGCTGCTCATCAGCGGGCAGACTCACGCCTTCGACAACGTCCCCAGGATGCTGGCTCAGATCAAGGTGGCGGCGGCATGACCGACGACGAGCTGGAAGCGCTGCTCGACCAACTGGAAGCAGACCTGCGCGAGGACGTGCAGGCGGCGCTCACGCTGACCGCGCAGGACTTCGCCTTTGCCGTGGACCGGTCGACCGAGCTGACGGCCGCGACGTTCAGCGTCAGCCGGATCGGTGCCATGTGGCGTCGCCGGGTCGGCTCGATCATGACTCGCCTGCGGGCGATCGCCGCCCGGGGCGCCCGGGTCACGGCCGAGGATCTCGACGAGCCGGTGCCGCCGCTCACGCAGCAGGATGACGTCCTGACCCCGTACCTGGAAGCGACGCGCGGCCTGCTGGACCAGGTCGGGGACCGGCTGTCCGCAGCCGCTGTGCAGTCCCTGGCCGAGGGCGTGGCCGCCGGTGAGACCACGGCGCAGCTGAAGCGGCGGATGACCACCCTGTTCGACGATGACGGCACGCAGCTTGGGCCGACCCGGGCGCAGCGCATCGCCGCGACCGAGGCGACCCGGGCGTTCAACGCGGGCACGCTGGCCGCCGCGCAGGCGCTCACGGGCCCGGACCGGCCGCTGGTGAAGCAGTGGGTCACCCGCAACGACGAGCGCGTCAGGATCGCACACAGAGACGCGAACGCCCAGCTTCAGCTGATCGATGATCCGTTCGACGTGGGCGGCACGCCCATGCAGTACCCCGGGGACCCGACGGCCCCGGCCGACCTGACGATTAACTGCCGGTGCATCATGCGGACGGCCGTCGCCAGTGAGAGGACCGACGTGGACGAGGACGACCTGTCAGCCGCCGCTGATGTGCACACCGGCGCCATGATCGCCCTGATGCCGAGCAAGGCGGACGCCGAGCGTCTCGCCCTGATCGGCGGTGAGGTGGCGGACCAGCTGCACATGACGCTGTACTACCTGGGCGACGCTGCCGACTGGCCGGAAGAGTCCCGCGACTCGGTCCGGTACGCCATGCAGCGCGCTGCCGGGTGGCTGGCCCCGGTCAGCGCCCGTGCGTTCGGTGTCGCCCAGTGGAATCCTCAGGGCGACAGTCCCGCGTGGGTCTGGAACATCGGGGACGACCGTGAGACGGACGGCCCGGACCTGGCCGGGGCCCACCATGAGGTGACGTGGCAGCTCGAAGATCAGGACCACGTAGACCGCATGCCGCCGCAGTACACCCCCTGGTCGCCGCACGTCTGCGGGGCGTACGGCGAGGCGGACGTGCAGTCCATGACCGACCGGGTCGGGCCCGTCACCTTCGACCGGTTGCGGGTCGCGTTCGCCGGTGAGTACACCGACTACCCACTACTGCCCGACCCGGACCAGGGTCAGGTCGTCGCGCTGGACGAGACGATCTACCCGGACGACATGGCTGTCGAGAAGGCCGAGTACGACCCGCACCCGGTGGTCACCTGGTCCACGCCGGACGAGACGGCGCTCGCCTTCGAGAACCAGCAGACCGGCGACGGCAGGGTGTTTGCCCCCGGCGCGCTGTACTGGGACGGCCCCGGCCCGTGGCCGCTTCAGTACGCCGACGAGATGATGGGCGGCCACGAAGGCGCGCAGCTGGCCGGGTGCATCGACGGCATCGGCCGGGACGGGGACAGGATCCCCGGCCACGGCAAGCTGTACGTGTCCCAGCAGGCTGGCGCTGAGGCGGCCATGCTGCTCGCGCAGAAGGCCCCGCTGGGCGTCTCGGTGGACCTGGACGACGTGGACCTTGAGATGGTCGACGCCACCCCCGGCGCGTCCGAGACGTACCGCACGCGGCTGCTCACCGCGTCACTGTTCATGCACCCGGACGGCGGCTTCAGCCTCACGGGCGAGACCGAGTCCGAGCTCGCCGCCGGGGCCACCGGCTTCATGTCCGAGTCCCGCAAGGTCACCTTCACCGCCGGACCGGACGGCACCGTGCCGGGCACTCTGTTCGAGCTGGAAGCGGCCGCCGGTGACCCGGACCTGGCGGACGGTGTGGTGGTCGAGTCGCAGAGGTCCGGCGACTACCTGGTCCGCATCACGCGGGGCCGGATCCGGGGCGCCACGCTGGTCACGATCCCGGCCTACGCGAACGCGCGGATCGTGCTCGACGACCCGTCCTTCTTCGCCTCGGCCGGGGAACGGCTGACTGCCGGTGCGGCAGCGTCCGACTACGATCGGGTTGTACGCCAGGTCCGCAAGTCCGTCAACCCCATGTCGGCGGCGCGGCTGGCGAAGCTGCTGAAAGTTCCGATCGTCGCCGTCCGGCGGCATCTGGCACGTGCTGCAAGGAAGGGTGATCTGGTGAGGCTGACACGTGGTCAGTACACAGGACCGTCAAAGACGGCTGCGACGGTCGTTGCGTCTGTCGAGCAGGTGGACATCGAAGCCGAGACGCTCGTTGCGTCGGCCACCGGCGCCGTGGACCTGCCGGTGGCCGACCGGGACGAGACGTGGGACGGCGATGCCGCAGCCACGCGGGTTTTCGAGTGGGCCGACGGCGACACGGACAAGATCGGCAGGGCGTTCGCCTACCGGGACGACTCGGCGGACCCCGCGACGAAGGCCGCCTACAAGCTGGGGTACGCCGACATCGACGACGGTCAGCTGGTCATCATCCCGGCCGGGGTGGCGGCCGCGCTCGGCGCGCTGCACGGCGCGCGCGGCGGGGTGAACATCCCCGAGGACGAGAGGGACGCGGTGTCGGCCAAGCTGGAAGCGGTCGCCGCGCACGTGGCCGAAGAGACGGGTGAGGACGACATGGACGACATGCAGGCAAGCGCGTGGAAGGCGATGGCGGACATCCCGCCCATGCCTGCCGCGTGGTTCCGTGAGCCGACGCTGGAAGAGCTGCCGCCTGGTGGGCCGGGCGTGAACTACGCCAACGGCCGGATCTTCGGGTGGGTCGCCCAGGCTGGCGAACCGCACGCCGGGTACGCGAAGAAGATCACGATCGACAGCCTCGGCCGGATCGACACCAGCCACTTCCTGCGTCAGCGCTTCTCGCTCGACGACGGCAGCACTGTCAAGGCCGGTGCTTACACCATGAACGTCGGCCACCACAGGGACAGCGCCGAGTGTGAGACGTCGGCGTGCCAGTTCGACGACACCCGCACCGTGGCTGGCATCGTCACCGTCGGCATGAACGAGCGCGGCATGTGGTTCTCGGGGGCGGCCGCGCCGTGGCTGTCCGAATGGGACCGGGTCGTCTTCAAGGGGACACAGCCCAGCTACCACATGAAGAAGGGCCCGTCCGGGAACTGGCAGCTGCGCGCCGTCCTCGGCGTGCCGGTGCCGGGGCACTCGTCCCCGCTGCTCGCCAGCGCGGTGATCGAGCGGTCCCAGATGGCCCTCACGGCGGCGGCCACGCTGGCCGAGATCGACGAGGTCGTGACCGCCGAGGAAGTGCGTCAGGCGGCCGAGCAGACAGCTTCCGCCACGGTGGCAGTGGTGGCGCCCGAGATCGACTACGACCGGCTGGCCGACGCGCTGGTTGCGTCCATGGGGCGCGCCGAGCAGCGCAAGGCTGCCGAGGACGCCGAGCTGGCCGAGCTGCTCGCCCTGGCGGATAAGCTGGACGTCGACAGCACCGGAACCGAAGGGGACTGAGCGCATGGGCTGCGCCTGCAACAAGAACCGGGGCACCGCGTCAGCCGTCGCGGCCGCCGTCGCCGGGACATACCGCGTCTACGTCAACGGCCGCAAGGTATACGAGACGACGAGCTCGTCAGCGGCCAACACCCTGATGGGGAAGTACGCCCCGGGTGTCGCCACGATCTACGCCCCGGGCGAGACGCCCTAAGCAACCCACCCCGGACTACCTATCGCCAGCAGCTATCATGTCTGGTAGCTGCTGGCGATAGGCCGAGTCCCTTTCACAGAAATGGACAGGCCACCCCATGGCTGACACGTACGAACTGCCCGACGACCTGGGCACTCTGTCCGACGAGGACATCGAGCAGCACCTCACCGCCGCTGCGCGTGAGATGAAGAAGATCGCGAGCTCGGACACCGCGACCGGCAAGACGGTGCCGGTCCTTCGCTCGCTGAAGAAGGTCATCCTGGACCTGAAGGAAGAGCAGGACAGCCGCATCACGGCGGCGGCCGAGACGGCCGCCGAGATTGACGCGCTGATGGCCGAGACGTTCGGCGAGGACGAGGCCGAGGTCGAGGCGTCGGCAGCTGGGGGCGAGTCCACCGAGGACGAGGCTGAGGCCGAGGCCGAGGTCGAGGCGTCGGCCAAGGTGATCGAGCCGACGCAGGTCGTCACCGCTTCGTCCCGCCGGTCGATGAACCTGGCCGCCGTCCGCGCCCGTCAGTCCGGCGGCGCCGGTGGCAACAACCTGTCCCGCTACCTTCCGGCCGAGCAGTCCCGCGAGATCGAGATCGTCGCCTCGGTCGACGTGCCGGGCTACCGGCCGGGCCAGGAAATCGACCTGGCTCAGATCACCGAGGGCGCCATGCGCCGTTCGCAGGGTCTGAAGACTGCCGGTGGCGGCACCGGCATGGTGGCGTCCTACCGGCTGCCGTTCCCGCAGGATCTCGTCATCACCGACTCGTCCTCGGCCCCTGAGGGTACGTCTGCGCTCACGCGGTCCTCGGACCAGAAGCGGCTGGCCGGTCAGGACCTGGTCGCGTCCGGCGGCTGGTGTGCCCCGTCCGAGACGATCTACGACATCACCGACATCGCGTGCCCGGACATGCTCTGGGACGCGCCCGAGGTGCAGCTCAACCGTGGCGGTCTGAGGTTCTTCCGTACGCCGACCCTGGACGTCGCGGCCCTCACGTGGACCTGGACCGAGGCGCAGGACATCGCGGCCGCGACGCAGCCTGCCGGTCCCGAGAAGCCGTGCTACGTCATCCCCTGCCCGGCCCCGATCGACGTCCGTGCCATCGCGGTCGGCGTCTGCCTGTCGGTCGGCATCCTGACGCAGCGCTTCTTCCCCGAGATGGTCGACTGGTACGTGCGCAACGCGATGATCGCGCACGAGATCCGGATCAAGCAGGCCATGTACCAGGCCGCGCTTGACTCGGCCGCGACGCTCGAAGTGACGGTCCGCCCGTCCTTCGCTGCGTACTCGGCGATCTACGAGGCGATCGCCCTTCAGGCGGCCGACATGATCGAGCGGCACAACCTGTGCGACTCGACGCAGCTCGAAGTCGTCCTGCCCTGGTGGTCGAAGAACCTCATGCTGTCCGACCTGGCGCGCCAGGAAGGCAAGGACATGTCCGAGGTCACGGCGGCGGACATCCAGGCATCGTTCGCCAACCTGGGCGTGCGCGTCCAGTGGGCCCGTGGCCTTCCCCCGGCCGTCCCGGCCGAGATCGGTGCGGTCACCCCGGCCACCACGTGGCCGGACGAGGTCACGTTCCTGATCTACCCGGCAGGCAACTTCCAGATCGGCCGTGGCCCCGAGGTGAACCTCGGTGTCATCATCGACAGCGTCACCGTCGCGACCAACGACGAGAAGATCTTCTCGGAAGAGGCCGTCGCCCTGATCGACCGCATGGGCCTCGCCCGTGCTGTCACCGTGGCGGTCTGCCCCAACGGTGAGGTCGGTGCGCGCAACACCGTCGACATCTGCGTCCCGGTTCCGTAAGGTGACCGGGCCGGTCGGTTCGCCGATAGGCTGACGCAGGAAGGGCCCCGCTTCGGCGGGGCCCTTC